CCTAATCCCAGAACGCAAGTAGCCGCCTTGGCGGTTTGATTTTATGAGCGGATTTCGACTCCAAAATCGCTCCGCAAGGTTGCTACCCCATAGATGACGTCCACCGTGACCAGCCATGCCAAGTCCTTCTGCCAGTAACTGGCTTGAGTCCTTGGAGCTTGCTGGAGAGCTAATGCCCATGCCTCCTTGTGGATTAACACGTTGTGAGTTTGGGTTGGTGTCCCTGCGGTGGTTGGAACCTGTGTCGTGTAATAGACAGGAATTCCATAAATCTCACCCCAGAGATACCTATTATTCGGCCCTCTCCTCACTGGTGTCGGCTCTTGGTATTGGCCGAGATAGTCGGCCTTTACAAACTTATCAAGCTTCATGATGGCTGCCTTCTGCGATGGCTTGAGGATGATTGCCCTATCCTCAATTGGCGCATTGGCCTCATCAATTGCTTGAATAGCCGCCACAATGACAGCATCAGTGATATCACTCCCATAGGTCCCCACATCAGTGTTAGTAAAGCCTGTGTAAAGACCTAATAGGTCGGTATCAACTGCCTGGGCAATGGCGTAACCCAAACTGTTATCTCACAGACAATTTAAGGAGAATAAGCGTGAAGAGACTTGAGTTTTAAAAATAATTGACGCTGTTTCTCGAGCAATTCTGGCGATNNTCCCTGAACCAACTGCCGTTCCTAAAAATTCTTCAAAAACTGGTATTTCCTTTTTCTTCCTGCTTGGCAACAATCCTTGTTTAAGAATTTCTAAAACCTTTCGACAACGTTTAAAACCAATCACTTGCCACTCTATCCTTGGATGAGCGACGTAGTTTCGGCCCAAAGGAGTATGCTTCCTTTTATAAAAAGTTCCCCCAAAACGTCTTTTCGCCCATTCAAGAATTTCAGCGTCATCGTCTCTTTGCGTAATAGATATAACTGGTCGATAATATGGTTTTTTGGCTTTAGAGTTTCGGGAAGTAACTTTACTTATCATTAGACTTCCTTCACCCCAAAACCAACCCACAAACTCTCTTTCTTCTTCTGATAGCATACAGTTATATTCTATTACCTTTTCCTTAAATTGTCAATGTGCATCCCAGTCATTTCTGCTGGGCTCTTATGCTTCAATTCGCATAAGTTCGGACTGTCGCATACTTGCTAAGCAAGCCCCTATCGCTCAGTCTCTGCAACTGCACGACTTTTGTCTGCTTGTTGAGGGTGGGCATCTCAGCCTTCCCCATTATCAGATAGGGTTTTAGAAGGCCAGTTTTTGTCGGTTTAGCCTTCTCGGTGTACTCTGCCATCAGGTCGTAGTTAGACTGAACCTTGACAATATCCTCAATTTCGAAGGATGCTTCCTTCCACTTGTTGATATTGATGGTTACCTCAGTCTCCGCGATGGCCTGAGTTGTCACCTCGGTGTTGGCAGTCTTGTCGTTGGCGCTGAGGTTTGAAATCTTCGGTATATGAATCGTATCACCACGACTCTTTACCAAAGCATCATACCTCTTAACCAACGGAGCAACCACTAACGCCGCCTCCGCAGCTCTAAGTGTTTCCGCCGACCATACTTCGGGGATAAACACCGCTGCTGTGGTGGTAGTTATGTTCGCCATGATTTTTCACGCTCCTTTCTTTCTACTTTTCCCCGAGGAAAAGTAGTAAAAAGGAGAACTTGGTTAGCTCGCGCCCATTAGTTCACCCAAAATAGGGAGAATCTTGTCCCGATTCTTTTCCCACCAAATCCTGCCATCTGGTCGGGAAAGCCGTTCTTTGATTGACTCAATAGAAATCGGCTCGGTTTTGCCTTCAGCTGAAGGAGTAGGCTTTTCTGTATAAGTCTTCTCCTTCTCTTTAGGTTTCCCCTTACTTTGGGCAACGCGCCAATCGAACAATTCCTCTTCATAGAGGTCCTTATACGCCTTCTCAGGGTTGTAAATCCCCGTCTTGCGCATGTGGTCCTCTATTTCAACCCTGTCAAACTTGGGTCTGCCATCAGAACCGTCATAGAGACGCTCAAGCCGACTGTACTCCGCGTCCAGAATTATCTGGTCTTGGACTGCCTGTAAGTCTTCCTTGGTTGCTATCCCAAACCTGCGGAGAGTCTCCACGGCTTGTTTTTGCTCCCAAGTTAACTCACCAGGCCCAATCGGCTCTTGGGTTGCGGGCCCAATAGGCGGCGCTGGTGGTGGGACTTGTTCTCTTGGGTTTGTCATACTCTTAAGCTTCTCCCTCAACTCATTGCGTTCACGGATGAGCTGGCGGATTCGCTCTTGAGTACTACCTTTGAGCTGAGCCCACTCAAGTTCTTCCTCGGAAGGTTGAGTTTTAACCTCTTCCTCACCAGTTCCTTTTTCCGTGGTGGGTTCGGCAGGCGTTTCCTCTTCCTGGATGAGCTCGTCCAATTCGTCCTTGGACTTTGCCATCTTACCTCACCTCCTTTCCGTCATCATTACGCTTGCGAAGCGGAGCTTTTAACGCTGCTCGGGCGAAATAAGGGCATCTTGAAAGGTGCCCGTTTCTGGGGACAAGCACAGCTTGTGGATGAAACTTATCCCCAAAGACAGGCACCTTTAGATGCCCCACAAGCTGTTATTTCAGGCGACTAAGGGAAGCAGTGGAATGGAGATGATTGGTAGCAAGTCTTTCTCCTTTTCTACTGCCCCCTTTAGTCGCCTGAATTTTTCAAAGAGCTAACTGGGTTGCATACTTCCAGCCGAGGCCCCAGTCTTACCTAAATTATGCCCTGGCCCCTGGTAGGACTTGCTTTCAACAAAATGTCCCTTTTCTTCTCCAGCCATCTTAACTTTCTCTTTCCCTTCTCCTCCATAAACTCCCTTCGTTTCCGGCTCTCCACTAGAACTTAGTTTATGAGCCGGACCCTGGTAGGAAGGATTGTCGACAAAATGTCCGCTTTCTGCCATTCTACTCACCTCCTTCTGGTATGCCTTTTTGTTCAAGACCAAATCGTTCTTGAATATTCTTTTCTGCTTTTTTCAAATTATCTGGGTCATCTTTCTCAGGAAAGATTGTCCCATAGTTTAAATCTGACAATTCTTCTTTGTCATCTTTTTTTAGGTTTGGCATTTTACCTCCTTTCTTTACTCTTTTTTAGTTTTAGTCTTACCAGCTCTCCCAACTCCATGTTTACCATATTCTATTGCTGCTGCTTGTGCTATTGCTTCCTTTTTACTTTTTGGGTGGTATGTCGCCCGACTTGTCTCCATTTTACCAGTTGCTTTCCATTGCCGAACTAACTTTTGAATTCCGCTTCCGATAGCTTTTTGTTTCTTTTTAGAAATCAACCTTTTTTTCGGTGGATTCCCTGGCAAATGCTCACTAACCCAAACTGGCCTCAATTCTGTACCTGGCTTTATTTTATAACTTGCTCCTGTTGGTTCAATTCCTGCCATTCTTATTCACCTCCTTTCATTGGGGCTTCGCCTACTCCCATCAAGGACTGATGTTGAGAGATGTGCGTATTAACAATCTCATCTTGTCCCTTTCCAAGTGCTTCTTGGTGGGTGGCTATATGAACCTCATGGTCATCTGTGGGTTCAGCATTGACATCGGTCCTCCCCTCTAACATCATCTCGTTTTCAGAGAGTGCTATTTCTTCGTCCGTAATTCCTGGTCGGCCCCTCTTGGCTTTAAGTATTTCTTCTGCCCTTGTCCTTTCAAGAATCGTTTCAATATCCCCAAATTCAAGATGTTCAAGTAATGTCTTTTTATCAATCACTCCCAATCGGTAAAGTTCTTTCAATTCCTCTTGCCTTGCCGCCTTACTATAGGCAAGCCAAGAACCAATTTGGACATCAACTTCATTCCTCTCGGCGATTACCGCTAATGGATATTTCTCCGAACCAATCTTTACCTCTTTTTTCCTGCCTTGCCCATAGGCCTCGCCAATTGCTGCAAAATATTCCGTTTTACCCCCCAACCCCGTAACTTTTATTATTCTTGGTGTATCAAAGTTCTTAGCGATAATCTTCAAGACTTTTTTGCCAGCTTCAACCAAAAAGTCCTCAAGATTATCTACTAAGTCATCTTGGTTAGTTGCATCCGCTTGTTTAAGTTCGGCAACCCCAATTCCTGACTTCACCCCTATTGGTATCCTTCCCAAACTGACATCGTGAGCCCCCGAAATATCTTCAAAATAAGCCCTCATTCTGTTAATCTGGTTCTCGGTAGTCGCTGGCAATGGCTGTAACGGTAGGGTATGAACATCAGCCCCCCGATTCTTTTCAATGATTGAGCCATGCTCGTTTGTGATTGCCCTAACCCCAGAATTCTTATCAATTACTATTCTTCCCTTAGCATAGCGGTAGTTGTAGTCAAAAACTGACGATTCCAGGGCGTTTATAACTCTGTTAATAACAATTACATGTCTTGCCCAGCTTTCGCCATAAACTTCCATCGGGTTGATATCCGCCTGATACTGCACGAAGGGGAACTCGGTTTCCTCAGTCAACTCATCTCTTAGTGGGTCTACCATTTGGTCAACCCAGGTGATAACCCTCATTCTTACATGTCCCTCCTCATCCCTTTCCTTGAACCAGCCTTCTTTTAAGATAACAGTCTCGTTTTCCTCCGCCTGGTATTGCCCCAAATACTTTAAAGACTGCAAAAGGAACTGCTTNNCGGCAACCCTTGCCTCTCCAGTCGTGATTTGGTCAGTATTCTTATAATGAGGATTGGTCTTTACTTCAATTAAAGGCTTCCTAACTGCTTTTATTACATATTCTGCATCGGAAAAGGTAAGCCCATCAGTGCAGTTTGGGTCTGGGTAAAAGTCATATGGGTCTATCAACCAAATATAAAGATTACCCATTGTGCCATCGTCATTTTCTATCGTATCGTCCCAACCAATCTGCCAAGGTCCACCAACCGAGAAAATAAGTCCTTGCATTACTGTTTCCTTGACCTTCTTCTTTAGCCTTTGGTTTCTCCAAACCCAATCCATAATCTTTTCTGAAAACCTGGCGTTAGTCTTGGCATCCTCCCCAGCGTGGGCGGGCAAAACTTCCCACTTTGGCCTAAATGCGGTAACCTGGTTCCTAATTACCCTCATTGCGGCGGCTGTTAGGTTAACTGGAATTCTGGTTACTTGCCTTGAGGCAAGGATAACCGTCCTGTTTGCCGGATTGTATCTTGAGAACTGGTAGCCTCTCCTGAACAAATCTCTTGCTAACCATTCCCAGTCATACCTTCTTCGGGATTCAGATGCCGCCCTATAACAGTCCTTAGCGTGCTGTAGCCTTTTCTGCGATTCAATTTTAAAGGTGCTAGCCAAGTCTTCTTCCAACTCTTCGGTTGACTTATATTTTTTCTCTTTATCTTCTTTGCCGATGATTTTTTCTTTTCTAATTGCCATTAGTCTTGGGTAGGTGTGCCGTCAGGGAAGATTCTTATCTTCCTCGGCTCCTCTTCTCCCTCAATTTCCAAATTAAACTCCTTCGGTAAAGTAAATGGCCTGGTCTCGTCAAGTGGAATCTCATTCGGTTCCTCCTTGGCAAT